CAAAATGGAATGTGTTGCAGTTTGGTGGTTGTGGATATGAAGCAACCCGAGATTGTGGGTTTCCATATTGCAGGGAAAAGTACATGTTTTGATGAATGTTCCCAATATATCACTCAAGACATGATACATAATGCTATAGCTACAATGGACAAGGTATGTGCGTTTTCTCATATCAATCAAGATGTATATGACGCTCATATTAGTGCTTGTACCTCAAAAGAAATTCATCCATTTTGTCCTACAAATGAGATAAATGATGAATTAGCGATTGATGTTCTTGGCAGCATTGGCGGAACAGGTCCCAGAAAAATGAACACTGTTAAAACACCCTATCATGATGATGTATGTAAGGCTTTCAATATTGAAAATTCCTATGGAATTCCAAAGTCTACAGCTAAAATCGTAGATGGAGAATTGTTGAGTCCTTGGAAAAATTGTATCAAAGAATTTGAAAAGAGTAAAAATTTGATGCCATATACTTTGTTAGCTAGAGCAAGAAAAGAGATTGTTGCAGAATTTACTCAAAAATTGGATCAATATGAAAAGGCAGGAGGCATTTGCAGACCACTTACTATACATGAAGCCGTAAATGGTATTGATGGAATACGTGGGATTGATGGACAAAAAATGACCACCGCTGCTGGCATAAAATTTGGTAAATCCAAATCTGCCCATTTGGTTTCAGATTCATATCCATATGTTTACAAAGAGTACGTCTACAACAGTGTTGAAGAAGCACGTGCTCAAATGAAACTTAGGAGAAGAAATGTAAATTCTATCAATAGTAATTTGAAAGATGAGCCACTGAAATTGTCCAAAGTCAGAGATTATAGAACAAGAGTGTTCTTTTCTGACGAACTTGACATGATGATTCTTGTAGGACAATATTTCACTCCAGTTATGGCATATATGATGCAACATCCTGAATCAGCTCATAGCGCTATTGGATTGAACGCTGAAAGTTATGATTGGGAATGTGTTTTGAATTACCTCACACGCAAGGGAGAGACTACTGAAGCAACACCAGAAGATGGGGTTGCCCTTGATTTTGTAGCTTTTGATAAAGCATTACCTGAGAATCTCATGAAGATGTGTTGGCAAATTATGATTGATGTTGCTTCACAAATG